ATACAGTATATTTCGATATAGATACCATACAACCTCACTAAGAACTTTGTTTTTTTCGGTTAATGGCAATATTACGTTTTCCGGCAAAACTGGCCTTGGCTCTCCACGGCAGTTTGATGTAGATACAGCAAGTCCTCCTTTCGCATTTTTAATTATATGCAATTCAAAATCGCAGAAGCACCAGTCTCCTTCTTTGAAAGTTGTTTTTTCTTTTTCCATTGATCTGGCTTCGTGATTTAAAAAACCAGACGGCAACACTCCAATTTAGTTAAACCGTATTTTATAATCACCAATTAAGGGATGGTGTTTACCCTGCGCCGTCTGGTTAGTTTTTGTTTGTGGGGGATGTAGGATTCGAACCTACGAAACAGGCAAGACCTTTACCCGTTTGTGGCAAGACTGGGAAGAACCCAAATCCATCCAGCCAATCCCCCTTGAACTATAAAAATAGTGCATTTATTTGTTCTCGCAAAGAGTCAATGCCCTTTATTTTTGTATGAATATTTAAAAAAGCGTTAATGTTGAACTTTCAATTACAGCGGCTTTGTGGTTTTTTACATTCAAATTGAAATAGGATTCTTTCAATTCAATTGATATTGATTTGCGGCCCATTTTTATGGCCTGAAAACCCTCACTACCAATCCCGCCAAAAGGACTTAGTACGGTTTCGCCTTCATTTGAGTAAAGATGAATAATTCTTTCGATCGTATCAAGTTGAAGCGGCGCAATATGCTTTTCGTCGTTCTTGTCGCGAGCAGCCCTATATTGAAGCGTTCTGCTATAATCAATATCAAACCAAACAGGGCTTGCATACTTTTGCCACAAGTCTACTGGCAAATAATCTGGCTTCGATGGGTCTGTGTCCTGGTGCGTGATTGGCGTTTCATTCTCCCCTTCGTTTCTAAAAAACAGAATGTAGTCCGGGATGCCTACGCGCGACATTGAACTATCTTTTTTTATAGTCTTATGAAGAAGGCCAAGGCTCTTTGTGCGCTGCATTTCAGTAACTGGATTTTTCCAGATTGTTGTCCGCGCATGGTATATAAATCCCTGGGAGGTAAACATCTGCTCAATCATTCCAGAAAAATCACGAAGCCCAATAAAACCCTCTTTGCCTTTCTGTATAGGCAAATCCATGCAGTGAATTGCGCAAATTCTGCCCGGCTTTAGTACGCGCTTCAGTTCAGGTATCAGGTATGAAAAATGCTCTTTAAACATTTCGTAGTTTGATACATTGCCCATATCATTTGGGCTGTCTGAATAAACGTACAATTCAGCAAAAGGTGGTGAAAAAACAATCAAATCTGCTTTGTTGTCCTCAATTTCTTTGATCCGTTCAACGCAATCCCCATTCATCAAAAGGTAGGAATCGTCTTTAACGGTTGTAGAATCCACCTTTGCCTTGTATTTGTAAAGGCTTGTATAGTTTGCCTGGCTTGAATAGTTGCTCATTTCTGTGATCATTTCTGTATGTTTTTTTTGCTTTTCAATAATTGTTTTTCTTACATTCATTTGGCTTTCTGGAACCATTATATGAACCTTTACTTTTTTAGTCTGGCCAAAACGATAGCATCGCCTTACAGCCTGATAAAATTGTTCAAACTTGAAATCATAGGAAGAAAAAACCATGTTAGAGCAGTTTTGGAAGTTCATGCCAAAACTCGCAATGCTCGTTTTGGTAATGAGTGTCTTAAACTCATTGTTTGCAAAACCGTTTAGGCTTTCTGACTTAAACTCTGGGCTGTCTGATCCCTGGACATTTACGCTGTCTGATATAACTTTTTTGAGCGCGTCTGCTTCGCTGTTTTTCAGCGTCCAAACAATCCAATTTTCATTGGAATTATTAACAAGTTCAGCCGTTCGCTTTATGCGTTCATCAAACGAACGGTTTAAATCCTTGTGCATATCGGTGGCCGAAACAGCAACATCCGGAAACAGTGTATTCGTGTTGTTTTCAACTGGGATAATATGCTCAATGTACTCAATTTCTGGAAGGTCGTATCCTGTTTGTGCTGGGTCGATTCGGCATGGGCTATCAAGACTTACAGACCATGTACAAACGTATTTCCAGAAATCGTCTTTGGCATGAGCGCGAAGTCTCCATTTTTGAGTTTCACCTCCATCGTGCACAAAAAACATGGCAAGCATTTCCAAATATGACATGGCCCCCAAAAATTCACTATGCTGCCCAAGTTCCATGTGGTCGTTTGGGCTTGGTGTTGCTGTGCAAGCCAATTTGTATTTGTGTCCTTTGAACTTTTCAATAATCATTGAAGAAAGTTTGCCATCCCTGCCTTTTAAGATAGAACTTTCATCAAGCGCAACACCTACATATTGAGAAACGTCTGTGTTTTTCAGTTGGTCAAAGTTTGTGACATCAATGCGTGAAATATCAATGCCAAATTTTAAAGCCTCGCGTTTTGTTTGCTCAACAACGGCAAGCGGGCACAGTACCAGAACTTTCCCATTTTGTTTTTCGGCCACAATCCTGGCCCATTCAAGTTGCATAAACGTCTTACCTAGTCCGCAATCCATAAACAAGGCAAATCTGCCTTTTTTCAGGGCAATCCGAACAGTATCCTTTTGCCATCCAAAAAGGCGGCTATTCAGTTCAGATTCGCACACCTCAAACCCTGATTCAATGTGTGATTTTTTCTTTGATTCAATAAACTTGCTGTAATCTTCCATTTTATACTTTTTTTATTTTACTTTCATACATTCCAATACAGGCAATCATATACGCATCCCGTTGATCTTGATTTCCAGTATATCCAATTAGTGAAAACCCGTCCTGCTTTACGATGCCCCGGAATATTTTGTCATCGGTAATCTTTCGCCCCTTTCTTTGTGGGGATACCTGACTTACCATGTCTTTGCCATAAAGTGAAACCGCACTTCTATATGCTAATTCGCTTGCGGCCTGATTTGTGCCCACATTCCGGGCCTTTCTTGCAATCACCTTATTCCTTCCAGATGTGTCAAAGGAGGCATTTTGAAGGTTGCTGTTTTCGATGCAGGAAAATGCCCAATCCGGGGCCATATCGTGAACAATCAAATGCGCTGTATCCCGATATATGATCCTTCGATAAATCCACCGGTCAAAATCAATGGCATCTTTAAACTGCTTCATTGTAGCGGTTTTACTGCCAATTGGATTCATGTCGGTATTCGTTTCCAGAATACAGGCCCAGAACCCGCCCTCACGAAAGGCGGGGTCTACGCCCAAGAATGTGGTTACTTTTCCAGAATACATACCTTGCTCTTTTGTTGGTACAAAGATACACGAACAAAATCAAAACGCAAATATTTATGTATCTTTTTATTGTAAAAAAGAAAAGCCCCGCTCTGACTATCAGAACGGGGCTTCATAACTTGTGCCGGAGTTATTATGAATACTAAAATTGTGCCAAATATTCTGAAACCAGAATACCGATAATCACGGCGCACGAAAACACTCCAAGTGCCATCCAGACCAAAGTCTTAATTGAACCCTTGGACTCTGCATCTTCTTTCGCTGCCTTTGTGAAGCAGTAGATCGAAATTGCGCCCATGAATATCAATAGTCCGATTTTTGGAATAGCCATTTCAAGAACATTAGAGGGGCTTCAATAAACACAATCCAAACAAGTATGGTAGCGCAAATAATAAACGCCCAAAAGTACATACTTGATTGATTGCCCCAAAAATTGTCTGGTTTCATTTCAGCAAATGTATTTAGAATTATTTATTGTGCAAAATTTATTTATGCTGTATGGCTCACCTGAACCTTTCGGCCTTTTACGGTTGGCTTAAAATCAAACACCGCCCTCATGCTGATTGTATCGGCATAGTCAGGCGACCTTTTTATAATTGCGCTTATTTCATCTTTGGCAAGGATGCGGAGTTTTCCATCGGGGCCAGTTGGTGCTTTCTTTGTGGCCCTAAATTCTTCTCCTATCATTACCTTTTGGTGATCTGTGCAGTTGGATGCGTAAATCTCGCAGTCGTTCATTTTACGGGCAAGGTAGTAGTAACATTGGGTTCTCAAGTTCTTATACTTTGGCTTATCCATGCCCTGTTTCTTTGCATCCCGGATATGGTCTTCAATCATTGGGGCCGCTTGCCCAAAGAATGAAAAGGCAGTTTTCAAAAACCCTTTCAGGTAGCCGCCAACGCCGGCTGCATCAAAAGCGATATTCCGGTATGGAACGCGCCAACGGTTTGCCATTTCCCGGATTATATTCAAAACATCCAGGCCGTCAGTTTTTGAGTATTCGTAAATTTTCAAGATCACCCATCCATCCCACACCACAATTATAAAACGGTCGCGCCCTTCAAGTGCAATGTCTGTGGTCAGGTATCTTTTTCCGGTGGGTGATACAAATGTGTTGGAAAAAAGGTCAACAATTGCGCTGTGCTCAAAAAGCGGGTCTTTGTCATTGTCTATATTTCGCCAACGGCCTCCAAGGAGTTGCGCCCGATCGGTAGCAGAAAGGGCCATCAATGAGGCCCGGTATTGGGGGTTTGCCTTTTCGAGTATCTGGTTGTCTTCCAGGAGTCCAGGTATAAACGTGAAGGACTTTATGAGCGACTTGTCATATTCTGACAAGACAGATTTTGGCAATTTGTCCAAAACCTCCTGCCTTGTTGCGCCCCATATTTGTTCATCTTCAAAAGAGGTGAAATAGCGAATTACCCCGGATCGCTCCGGTATTGGGTAGTCCGCCTTTGTTTCATCTTTGTGATCTTCTGGATACAGATACCACGATACCATGTCTTTTACCCATCCATCCCCCTGGGGGTTAGTTGTACATCTGGTGAACGGTATCCGCACAGCTGTCGATCTGTTTCTTGACAGCATGTAGAAAAACTGGGCTTTTGAAAAGTGGGTCAACTCATCAAAGCCAATCATTGCAATTTCTGCACCCTGATATCCAAGGTGTGTATCCGGGTTACTCAAGTGGTCAAATTTCAATCGGGAGCCGTTCTTGAATCGGTACTCGTGATCCCCCAATAAAATCCTGGGCCTGTAATCATCTGAAAGGATGGAAAATAGTTGGACGCTGCTATCCCATATACCACCGGTTGCAATAATCTGCTTGTGTTGCTTTCGGAATATAGTGGCCTGAACATTGTCGTTTCTTGGAAGCATCCAGAATGGGATAAATAAAAGGCCGAATGTTTTACCACATCCAGCCGCACCGCCACCAATGGCAACTTCTGCCGGTGATGATATGAATTTATGCTGAAAACCGGGCTGGGGTTTTATCCACTTCTCAACCGTTCCCGTGTTCTGCATCGCGTTCTATTTCGTCGTAATCAACAAAGCCCCCTTCAAGTAGCGGGTTTGCCGGGGCTTCTATGTGATAGACCGTGCCTCCATTGCCTCCAGATGCGGCTGGCATTTCATATCGGGGTTCAATGTATCCCCTGTGCTTGCCTTTTGTTCTTAGGTAGAATATTATCGCCTTCATATCCCCACCGTCGATTCCATCAAGTAATTTAGACTCAACCTTATCAATCTGGTCTTCTATTACATCTGAAGCGTCGCTTGCAAAATCTGCATCCGTATTGAACCAGTTGTAATACGTTTTTCTTGATACTCCGGTTAATTGGCAAGCGGTTAAAACAATACCCCTAGAGTCAGCAAGATTGTCTAAAAATTTCTGTTTTAGCCTATCTCTTCTCATAGTGTGTAATTTGTGTAATTACAATTATATGTAATTACCGCTAAAAATGGGCCAAATTTAATCTGGATGCTTGATTTTTGGCAAAGTATGCAAAAACTCTAATCGTTTTTCCAACAGATGTTTGCATGAGTCATTTATGATGTCTGCTTCGATTGCATCAGGCATTTTCCATTCATTGTTCTGGTCTGGTGTGAAATCACTAGGAATAAGTATGCCTTCTGGCAATCCAGACAAATCCATGTGCGATTCAAATGCAAGTAAAATGCGGTGGTACTCAACTAGCATTTCTGCCAACTGCTCCTTTGTGTACATCATGTACGCATTAAATCGCTCCTCTTTGGTCAATTCTTTAGTGTGTGCCATAAAATAATAATTAGTAGTAATTCAGATTGTTACAATATTAATCTACGGGTATATACCCTCTTTGTGGGGTATATATAAGCAGATCGCATACTGATCCACTATCGCCTTTTACGTGGCCAATAAGATTATCCATATCCCATGATTCTATTTCGTGAACATTTCTGGTAATTTGAGACATTACTTTTGATGGCATATCTTCCATGCTTCGCTTTTCAAACCATAGCATTTTACGAAACAAACTGGGGTAAGTGTCGATGTTTTCAATATGGCAACACATATCCCCGTCGTTTACTTGAAAAATATCATCCATTGACTTAATCAATATAGACCCAACCGGTATTTCATTGCCTGGATAATCGCCAATAATTTCATAGCGAGAAATTAGTAATTCGTGTGGTTTCATGTTAGTCAGTTTTTGTCAGATATATCGAAATCAATTTTTTGTTTTGCTTTTTGTGCGCTATTCTTGTTTTACGCGCACTTTGCTTTTTGTGTTTTTTAGCAAGTCTGCCCTTGCCAAAATATCTTACATTTTCTTTTCTCATAATTAGGCGATGCGGGTGTCAAATATCTTCACCGTTTTACGGATCGGCGCTTGAGTGCTTGCCAGGCAAACGCCACCTTAATAAATGAATCCCCAGCCACTTTACGCAGTAGCCGCGTTTTAATAAAATATTATAGATAAAGCAGCAATTCTGCGTTTTCAAAAATATTTCCTAATAAGACACA